AGAACAACATTCTCCTGCAGCCGAACGAGATCACCAAGACGATCATCAAAGCGTCGGCCATCACAAAGATCGACGCGCACATTGCGGCCCTCGCAGCTTCACGCGGCGAATAGCCCGGCCTCTTGGAGGGTCACACGCGACGGCCTGATCGTATCATGCGGTGATACACAGGCCGTCGTGCCATTTAGCCAATTCGGTGGCCTTGTGCTGGCCCTGATTGAGCGGATGAAGGATCGTGAGGGGCGCGATGGTGGATGATAAGCCGTAGCGCAGTCTGATCTTCGACCAATACAAAACCGCAGGTTTCGTGTGCGCCCCTCGACGATGGGTTTAGCGGGTCAGGTTATGGCCTGCAACCGCTTTTCGCGCTGGATCCTGTCCAAGGTGCGCTGCACTGCTTCGGGGCTGCACGACCAAACAGCCTTCGTCTTGGGCTTCGGTTTTTCCACTGTTTCCTGCCAGAAGCGGCTGCGCGTCGATGGCATGTCCGGGTTAAACTTGGACTGCGCCAGTTCGATCCCAAAGCGCTCGGCTGCGGCGCTGATGCTTGTCCTGTGCATGCCGTAGTGGCGTGCGGTCTGCGTTGCATTCCAGCCCTTCTCCTTGGCCGCCTGCAGCATGTCAGGTGTGATACGTTTTCTGCCCCACATAGGCTCTCTCCTTTATCGCGTCGATGTCGTCTTTGTTTTGGTTGGCCATGTATTCGATTAGCTCCAACTGCTCGCGCGTGACCCACCACGCGGGCAGCTTGACGTACCCGGCCAGCCTCAAGGCCCTTGCTCCGGGGCTGTTGCTGGCGTCACGCGGCATCGTATTCCTGCCAATTTGTGATTTCAGTGGGCGGCTCCCCGTGCCTAATGGTAATGCCTACGGGCCAGAGTTTCAGGACCAGCAAAAACATATCGCCAAACCTGTATACCTCAATGCCAAAAGCCACGGTGAGGCGCTGCCTGTGCATTTGTATGGTCAGACGTTTCATGTCCTCTCTCCCTCAAGGTGTGCCGCCCGCAGATACAGCCGCTTCGACCCGGCCCCGCATGTCGGGCATTTGGTTTCACGGACCAGCTTCGTCAGCTTCCGCGTGTCCATCGGGAAGACCGCATCGGCGGGGCTGAAGTTGGTTTCGCAGTCTCCGCAGCGGAAGTGCATGCGCTTGTCTAGGTCACTCATCCCTCTCTCCCTCAATCTCGGCCAGCGCGGCGCGGGCAAAGGCAACAAGATGTCTGTCGTTGGAATAATCCATGACGTGCTTCATTGCCCTTGCAAATTCGCCCTCGACCTGAGCGATCCCGTTCTCCATCACGACCTGAGCCATGCGGCAGATATTGAGTTGCTTCTCCAACTCCTCCGCATAAGCCTCGGCCTCCTTGGCGTCGGCACGGGCGGCTTCGAGTTGCTCGGTCAGGGCTTCGATGTGCTTCGTTACCGTGGCAAGAGCCTCAGCGCTGTCGCACTGGCAGTCTGGGTCATGCAGACCACGGCCTTTGTATGCCTCGTGGCAGCGGCATCGAACCACGTCGCCAAGTTCTGCCAGAGCCTGCTTCACCAGTACTTCGTCAGTCATTCCTTCTCTCCCTCAATCTCGGCCAGCGTGGTGAGGATACGCTTGTTAAACTCAGACGCTCCTCGGTGCATCGCCGTGTTGTATTTCAGTGCCAGCCGCAGCGCCTCCACCGCCTTCGCCAGCTTGGCTTCAAGGTCACGATAGGCCTCTGTCCCGATCCTGCCCATCTTGTCGTAGGCGTCCCGGTATTTCTCGCAGGTCGCCAGCTTGGCGGTCAGGGCTTCAATGCGGTCGGCGGCTTCGTCGCAATTGCAATTCGGACTTTCGCAGCAATGCTTGTCCCGCAGCCGCTTCACCAGTTCTTCGTCGGTCATGTCAGTCTCTCCATGTCCCCATCAGCCGCGAGTTTAGATCGACCACCTCTGTCAGCCGCGCATAGCGCCAGCGACCCCACTTCCACCACCCCGGCGCTTTGTCAGGCACGGCGCGGCGGACCATAAACACAGGCAGGAAGCCAAACTTCAGGTGGATCGCGCATTGTTGGGCGTTGCTTGTCAGTTCTTTCATCATGGCAGCATCTCCACTTCAACGGGCATGGTGGTGCATTCCATGCTGTAGTCGTAGTCGAGGGCATCGCCCACGGGCACCATCGCCTGCTTGCAGGCGGCCTCGGTCAGGAACGGGATGCCGTATGTGCTGCCGTCGAGCGGGCCGCCGTGCATCGTGATCCAGAGGATTGCGACGTATTGGGTCATCTCTCTCTCCCTAGTGCTTCGTTTGCGTGCGATGATCTTCATCGTACACATCCGCACTCGCCCGCAGGCCGAGCGAAATGCCCTTACGGCTCATGCCAATATTCTGGCCGAAGGTGTATATCATAGCGACCAGTTCAGACATGATCTGGGCCGGATCGTCTATGAAGGCGCTGTAGATCGTCAGCGTCGTGGCGCACAGCTCACCCTTGTCCATCTCATCCGGCAGGGCATCCAGCAGGGCCTTCAAGTGAGCATCTGTCATGTTGGGGCTGATGCTCATGACTGCACCTCGGTCAGCTCGCGCATGTCCAAGGCCCACAGGTCTGTGCTGGGCAGGCGCATGGCCCGCAGCTCGTCCTGCACTTCGCCAAGTCGGACGTCCAAGAACTTGGCCAGCTCGTAGGCCGTCGCCGGGCCGTTGCCGAGTTCGACGCGGATGCGGTCGCGCAGGCTGACGTCTGGCGTGGCGTCCTGACCCATGCCGTGCAGGGCGATGGCCAGCCACGGTGTCTTGTCCGGCTGCTGGACGTTGGGGACGAGGCTGGCCATGACCTTCATGCCGGGCCGCAGGTTAAACTCCAAGGACAGCTTCGACGGCAAGAAGATGTTGGCCGTCATGTCGTCCGCCCGCACGGCGAAGGCCGTCTTGGTGGCGAGGATGTTCGTGATGATGATCTCAGTCGGTTGCATTGTCTTTCTCCAGTTCTGCGAGTTGTTTTTCGGCGTCACGTTTGTAATGGGCAAGGATGCCGATCTCTTCCCCAACCCAAGCCGGGCGAACACCCGTGCCATATCTCCTTTCCAGATCTTCGATCTGCTCCCGCCGCAGTTCGATGTAGGCGAGAAGGTCTTGCTTGCTCATGCTCACCACCCCATCCCGTGGCCGATCAGCAGCAGGCCGTAGCCCACACCAAACAGCGCGATGACGGCGAAGGCCTCTGCGATGATTTCTCGGATCTTCATGTTTCTCTCCTATTAAAACGGCGGCTCTTCGCCGGGGTAAGTTGGTTTCCACTGGGGCGGCGCGTAGGCCGCTGGCTGGGGGCGGGGTGCTGGCTTGGCAATGACGCCAAGCCTGCTTAGTTCAAGTTCTAGGTCGGTCATGCGGTCAGATCGTCATGAAGCCGTCGTAGCGGCCAACGTAACCGCCTTTCGACTTGTCGAGTTGAACGATGGCAGTCCAGCGGCCATTCGGCGTACGAACCACCATGAAGCGGTCGTTGTATTCCGGGTACATGTCGCGGTCGGCTTCGATACGCTTCATGAGGTTCTCTTCGGTTTTGTACGTTTTGATATACGGGCCGTCTAGGTCCATCTTGATCTGGCGCAGGGTCATCTGGGTCATCCTTGTTTGCTAGTTCGTACGACCACCATACAGCCTGCCACGCACCACGCAAGCCAGAAAATGCACTTGACGTAACTTTTTTTAAACCGTAAGCCGATGACACCGAAACAAGGGAGAGCGCCAATGATGGCTCAAATTCAAATCAGGCAGTGGTGTGCCCAAGACGGGCGCAAGCTCGGCTGGCTCGCCGACAAAGTGCCAGTTGCCAAATCCAGTCTGTCCAGATGGATGACGGGCCGCGTCGTGCCGTCGGCTGTCTACCGCCACAGGCTGGCCGACATCACGGGGATTGAAGACCTGCGCTTCGAGGAAGAGTGGATCACCGATGGAGCGATAGCATGAACCGGGACAAAATAAGCCCAGAAATGCTTGGGAAGCTGATGTCATACGATCCCGAGACTGGCAAACTGTTTTGGCTTGAGCGTCCTGTCGAGATGTTTTCGGACACTGCGGGCAGAACTAAAGAGCAGACATGCCCGATTTGGAACGGGAGATTTGCCGGCAAGGAAGCCTTCACGGCTTACGATGGAAACGGATATAGGATGGGTCTCGTCTTTAGAACATCGTTCAGGGCGCATCTAGTTTGTTGGGCGCTGCATCACGGCAGGTGGCCAATTCATCAGATCGATCACATAAACGGCATTCGAGATGACAACCGCATCTTGAATTTGCGGGATGTCACTCAAAGCGAAAATGGCAAAAATCAAAAAATGCCTGCTCGCAACACCAGTGGAACAATCGGGGTGTATGCAAGCCCAACTTCCGGAAAGTGGTGTGCGGCCATTCGCGTTGGCAGGCATAAAACGCACTTGGGCACGTTTGAAAGCTATGAAGAAGCAGCAATGGCTAGGGCTGTTGCCGCTGACAATCATCAGTTTCACCAAAATCATGGGAGGGCGTAATGGATAGATCTCAAATCCTCGACACCGCCAAGGAGTACGTCACGAAGGATCGCGCCAGCACACACGGCGACGCCGAGGCCAACTTCGGTTTGATCGCCGCCTACTGGTCGGCCCACCTCGGGCGCAACATCAAGGCGCACGACGTGGCCGTCATGATGACCCTGCTGAAGCTGGCCCGCGCCAAGTCGAACCCGGCACACGCGGACAACTGGATCGACGGCTGCGGCTATCTGGCGCTGGGCGGTGAAGCCGCAGGGGAGGAAGTATGATGGAGTGGCAGCCTATTGAAACGGCCCCTAAAGGCCAACCCATACTGCTTGCAATCCTTGAGGACGAGGGTTACGGCGATGATAGCTATTACGTCCTTGAGGTTGGGTGGTGGGAAAATCCTTGTGAAATTTTCAACCAGACAACTGGCTTCTGGTCGTCGCCAAGCTCAGGCTACTATAGCGATAGAGATGATGTGAAATACTGGATGCCGTTGCCGCCGCACCCCCCCAAACCGAGTGCGGTGCCAGCATGACCCTGATCCTTGGCATCGACCCCGGCAAAAGCGGAGCCATTGCGCTCCTCGACACTGACGACATGCAGGTCAAGACCTACGACATGCCCGGCACGCTGGACGAGAAGATGGGCCTGATCGCAGGCTTCGGCCCGGTTAAGTGCTGCTGGCTGGAGCGGCCCTTCTTCCCAAGAATGATCGGGATCAAAAACGCAGTCACCATCGCTGTCGCGTACGGTGAGCTGAAGGCGTGCCTGTTCTTCGGCGGCGTGCCGACCTTCGAGGTGGACCCGTCCGCGTGGAAGAAGACCATGCGGCTATCGACCGACAAGAACGCCAGCCGCGCGCTGGCCAGCCAATACTTCCCCGACTGCTCGGACCAGTGGGCGCGGGTGAAGGACGACGGCAGGGCCGAGGCTGCGTTGATTGCACTCTATGGAAAGGGGAAGCAATGATCCGCGACATGACCAACGAAGAGTACCACGCGCACCCGAACATCAGTTCGAGTGACGTGAAGGCGGTGGCGTCCAAGTCGCTGGCCCACTGGAAGGCAAAGGTCTACAAGTCCAGCCCCGCCTTCGCTCTGGGCAGCGCCGTGCATGCTCTGGTGCTGGAGCCTGAGAAGAAGCTTGTCCTGCGTGGCCCCGAAGATCGCCGGGGCAACAAGTGGAAGGAGGCGCAGCTCGCCGCCGATCTGGACGGCAAGATCCTCCTGACCGAGGCCGACTTCGATCTGGCCGAGAAGATCGCCGAGGAGACGCGCGCGCACCCTGTGGTGGCCCGCTACCTGATCGACAAGACCTTCGTCGCCGAGGCCAGCTTCTTCGCCGTTGACCCGATCACGGGCGTCAACATCAAGTGCCGCCCGGACGGATACCTGCAGCAGCATGGCGTCGTGTTCGACATCAAGACGACCCGCGACGCCAGCCCGAACGGCTTTCCGCGCGAGATCAGGGGCTACAATTACGATCTGCAGGCGGCCTTCTACCTGCGCTGCATGCGCGCGGCGGGCGAGGATGTCAGATCGTTCATCTTCGTGGCCGTCGAGAAGGAGGCACCCTTCGCCGTCTGCCTGCACCAACTGACCGAGGAATACCTCGCCGTGGCAGACATGCGCGTCACGGCGACCCTTGAAGAGATCCGCAACGCGGAAGCATTTGACAGCTTCCAAACGGGCTGGCCTTTGATTAACGATGTAGACCTGCCCCGCTGGCAGGTGGACAGAGCCGAGGAAGATGTGTTCGATGAGCAGATCGACTTCTAACCCCACGCCGAGAGGAGATACCAATGGCGAACAATGACGACTTCCTGAAGGTGCTGATGAAGGGCACCCTGCAGTACCCCAAGCTGGGCCAGACACATCGGTTCAATACCCAGAAGCAGGCCAGCGAGCCGTGCGCCCCGACGGCATCCAACGCCGCGTGGTCGGTGGTGGTCGAGATGCCGAAGGACGAGGCCAAGCCGATCTACGACGCGCTGAAGGCGCACTACGAGGCCTCCCGCGCACGCAGCCCTAAGATGCCGCAGTTCAGCAAGGTCTTCGGCATGAAGAAGGTGAAGGACGAAAACGGCAACGAGACTGGCATGGTCCAGTTCTCGGCCAAGCGGAACGGCACGAAGAAGGATGGCTCTGCCAACGCGGCCCCGACCGTCATCAACGGGCAGAAAGAGCCGCTGGCCGATCTGAACATCTGGGGCGGCTCCAAGGGCACCGTGCGTGCGTGGGCCGTCGCTGTGGTCGATCCTGACGGCAACGGCGGCATCAGCCTGCTCTTGGACGCCGTGCAGGTCACCGAGGCTGTATACGGCGGCAACGGGCTGGACGACTTCGAGACCGTGGTGGCCAAGGACGACCCCTTCGAGAAGAAGGGCCTCTCGGAGCAGAAGCGTCAGGAGATCAAGAACGATCTGGAGGATGAAATCCCTTTTGATTTTGCCGCGTAGGTCACGTTGACTTGCGCGGCTAAAATGAAATCGGCCCCGGCGTGGGGAGAAACACGCCGGGGCCTAAACAATCGGAACCGAGAGGAGCAAGTTCCATGAAAACCATACAGTCCAAATCAATGAATATCAAGGATCGCGCTGATGTCTGACGTGCGCTTCCTGACGGCTCCCGGCTCCCGCTTCACGCTGATCGACAAACCCGGCCAGACCTACCCCGGCATCACTTGGGGCGACATCGCCCGCTTGGTCGCCAACCCGCAGGCCAAGGAAAAGCAGGACGCCGATTTTTTCATCCCTTCAACTTACCGTGAGCATGACGGCAGATCGCACGAGGCTCAACGCGAGCGTGGGGCGTACCGCATGCTGGCCCTCGACATCGACCGGGGCAACCCCAGCCTCGACGACGTGCTGGCCGCTGTAGAGGCTATTTGCGGGCCTGTGAGCCTGCTCGCCTATTCTTCCTCTGGGGCAACCCCGGAGAACCGCAAGTGGCGCGTGCTGATCCCTCTAGCGGGCGTACTTACCGGGTCCGAGTATGAGCTGG